TGAACAGTACGATTTTGACTCTGTTGTCAATGATTGTGTGGAGGATTGGCTTCTTCCTGGGAGAGCTGTTGCCAAAGTAACTTATAAGCCGTATTACGGCACTGAGGTTCTTAACGCAGATGAGGAATGGGGCGACGAGGATAACGAAGGCAACAGGGTCAAGAATGAGAACTTTGAGCCGTTGTATGAGGTCAGCTATGAGGAAGTGCTTTGTGATTATTACGATTATCGAGACTTCAGGCACGGCAAGGCGCGACGCTGGAAAGAGGTGCCTTGGGTGGCGTTTCGGAATTGGATGACCCGGCCTGAGTTTGAGAAGCGATTCGGCAAGGAATACACGCAATATCTTGATTTCACCAAGATGGCTGAAAAGGGCAACGATTCAGACACCAGCAAGGAAACCCCAGCGCATACCGTTGCTGTGTGGGAGGTATGGGACAAGGTTTCAAGGAAGGTGATATGGGTAGCCGAGGATTGCAAAGCCATTCTGGACGAATCAGATCCAACGATTGATCTGGAGAATTTTTTTCCTTGTCCTGAGCCTCTATTTGCTGTTTCTACCAATGGGACCATGAAGCCAATACCTGAGTTCTGCATGTACCAGGACCAGGCCGACGAGATCGATGTATTAACCGAGCGCATTCATTTGCTATCAAAAGCCTTGAAGGTCTCCGGGGTGTATGACGGGGCTCACACTGAAATCGAGCGGCTTGTGAGTGAGGATTCGGAAAACCAATTGATTGGTGTTGATTCGTGGGCTGCCTTGGCTGAGAAGGGCGGCATGAAGGGCGTTATTGATTGGATGCCTATCGAGCAGATTGCTGCTGTGCTGGTTCGGCTTTACGAGGTCAGGGAGCGCACCAAGGCAGAGCTATACGAGATTACAGGCATTTCTGACATTATCAGGGGTGCTAGCGGGGGGCCGGTCAAGACTGCGACAGAGCAGCGCATTAAGGGTCAGTATGCTGGATTGCGATTGAGGGACAGACAAAGGGCCTTGCAGCGGTTTATTCGTGATCTAATCAGAATTAAGGCCGAGGTGATTTGTGAGAAGTTTTCAGCAGCAACGCTTTCGGTTATGACCAATATCCCGGAAGATCAGATAGAACAGGTATTGCCTGTATTACAAAACGATGCTGCAAGGTCGTTCAATATCACAATTGGCACTGATTCAACTATCGAGCCTGACGAGCAGGCCGACAAGGAATCGCGTGTTGAGTTCCTTAATGCTTCGTCGAGCTTTATGGAGCGTATGCTCCCAATGGCTGTGCAGGCCCCAGAAATGGCCCCGCTGATTGCAAAAATGCTTATGTTTGGAATGCGTGGATTCAAGCAGGGCCGCGATCTTGAAGGTGATTTTGAGCAGACTTTTGAGAAGCTGGCCGCTCAGGCGCAACAACCAAAACCACAGCAGCCCAACCCGGCAATACTAAAGCTGCAGCAGGATGGAATGCTCAAGCGCGGTGAGCAACAGTTAAAGGCCGGTGATTTACAGTTAAAAGCGAGGGAGCTTGCATTGAAAGAGAAGCAGGCCGGTGTTGATACGCTGGAGAAGGTTCGACAAGACCAAAGGGCTCAGGAAGACCACGAATTGACCATGGCTGAGAGGATTTCCGCCTTGACGCCAGAGCAGGAGCAGATTGTTGCCAAGCTGCCTGAGTTGTCGGTTCAGGAGCTTGCTTTGATTTTGCAGGAAGGCGGAGAGTTTGCGCCTTTTGCGCTTGATGAGCTGATTGGCAGGGGTTACATACAGTGATGAATTGCGGGGGTGATTGTTATGGCGATGGGTCAATATCCGAAGCTGTACGGGGTTTGTGAGGTTTGTGGAGAGTCTCACGAATGGGCAACACGTGACGGTCAAGGACGGCTTATCAAGCCATACCCTGTCCAAATGTGCTGCGACAAAGAGGTTGAGCCATGCCCTCGCAGGGATTTTGGTGGCAGCCCGTTTTTTCTGGACGACATAAAGCCTTTTCAATCGCCGCTTGACCCAAGCGTCACAATTAACTCAAGGAGTGAGAAGCGGGAGATGATTAAAAGGCACAATCTGATTGAGGTTGGCAATGAGCGGCTTCCTGAGAAGGAGCCTATGAAGGTCGACCGAAATGAAGTAAGGCGAGACATCGCCACAGCGATAGAAATGACTAAACACAGATAGGGGTGTATATAATGGATACCGAACAAAACGGCGTAGAGACTACCGATATTCACGGGGATTTAGCGGCGGCTTTTGCCGAGATGGATACAGGCGGCGACGAGGTTGTTGAGGATGTGAGCGCTGCCGATGAAGTCGACGTAACCGATGAGGTTGCAGATGTTTCTGATGACGGCGACGAGCTTACAGAGGAAGAAATCGCCGAGGCCATGGCTGAGATTGAGGCTGATTCAGAGATTGCGGCCCCGGATCATTGGAGCCAGGAGGACCGGGATATGTTTGCCGCGCTGTCTGAGATTCCAGGCGGCAAGGGCAAAGAGGTGCAGGAATTTCTGATGCGTCGCCACAAGGAGATGGAGGCGGATTACACCAAAAAGACCATGGCTATTTCCGATGAAAGGAAAGAGTTTGAGGCATACAGGCCGATACAGGAGCAGTTCAAACAAGCCGGGATTGTGAACCCTGCGGAGACAATCCAGGGTTGGATGAACATTGCGGTGAATTTGCATCAAGACCCGCTTGGCACCCTTCAGTACCTTGCCCGCCAACACGGTGTTGACTTAACGGGCCAAGAAGGCGAAAATCAACCAAACGGAGAGGTTTTTGCATTGCAGAATCAAATCCGTCAGTTGCAACAACAGATAACGCAGCGTGACCAGCAGCAGCAATCCGCGCAGTTGTCTGAGATTGAGCAAAAGATTCAAGCCTTTGCCTCAGAGACAGGAGAAGATGGGAAACCAAAGCATCCTTACTTTGAGCAAGTAGAGGCTGAAATGGCAGTTTTGGCTAATGGATACCGCGCAAGCGGTCAGCCCGTTCCTGAGCTGTCAGAGTTATATGAGCGTGCCATACGCGCTAACCCGCAAGTATTCGCACAACAACAGCAGGCCGAACGGGCTCAAGCTGAGTTGCGAAAAAAAGCAGAGGCCATAGCAAAGGCAAAACGCGCTAAGAGAGACGGCAAGTCCATCCAGAGCGGTGGGAGTGCCAATTTTAGTGAATCGGCTGACGATGCAAGCCTTCGGGATATGATCGCCAGTCAGTTTTAATTTTGTGAGGTAAGACTATGGCTAGTCCAAATCTTAGCGAAATCGTATCTACGACTATTCGCAATCGTTCCAAAAAGCTTGCAGACAACGTTACCAATAACAATGCGTTGCTTTACAAGTTAAAGGCCGGTGACAAGGTTAAACCCTTTTCAGGTGGCCGCAACATCACCCATGAGCTGGAATACGCAGAAAACAGCACGTACAAGCGCTACTCTGGGTATGAAACTCTGGATATTTCGCCTTCAGACGTTATGACGGCGGCTGAGTTCGAAATTAAACAGGCTGCTGTTTCTGTTTCAATCTCAGGGCTTGAGCAGCTTCAGAATAGCGGTAAAGAGCAGATGATTGATCTGCTTGAGTCGCGTATTGCGAACGCTGAGCGCACCATGTACAACAACATCTCGACAGATATTTACTCGGATGGTACGGCAGACGGTGGCAAGCAGATTGGCGGTTTGCAGTCCCTTGTTGCTGATGACCCTACCACTGGTACTGTTGGCGGCATTAACCGGGCTACTTACAGCTTTTGGCGAAATCAGATTTATGATTTTTCCACTGAGTCTGTAACCGCTTCGGCTTCTACCATGCTGTCATCCATGAATCAGATGTATCTGCGTTGTTCGCGTAATGCTGACCAGCCTGACCTGATCGTGATGGACAACAACTACTACACCTTCTTCTGGGATGCCATGAACGCTAACCAGCGTTACATGAACAGCGATATGGCTAAGGCCGGTTTTAACGCGCTGAAGTTCCAGAATGCAGACGTGGTTTTTGATGGTGGCCTGAATGGTAACTGTCCAACTAACCGTGCTTATTTCCTGAATACAAATTACATCCACTGGCGTCCGCACAAGGACCGAAACTTCACCGAGTTGTCTCCTGATCGTTATGCGGTAAACCAGGATGCAATGGTCAAGCTTATCGGTGTGGCCGGTAACATGACCAGTGGTAACTTGTCCCTTCAGGGCGTAATGCAACCATAATCAGAGGTATATAAAATGGCTTATCAAGGAATTGGCGTTGATGTAACGGCAGTGACTACCACTCAGGATTTTGAGCTTGGTACTC